TTTCTAACGTCGTCGCCGCCGGGTAGACCAGCTGCCTGTCTACGAACTTCTTTTAAATTACCTGATTTAAAAGATGACTCTAACATATTAGCAGCATTGTCGCCACGTTTCTTTTTGACATCGATTACTAAACTACTGTACGCTTTATACAAATCATTGGCAGCCTTACTAATATCTTCAGGACTAAAAGATTTCTTTGGTGTAACGGCAACTCGTGTAGAAGCGTCTGTCCTTACAATAGACTTAGCCTGTGGTTTTTCTTGAGCTTGAGCTTTCTCTTTGATCTTTACAACTTCAGTTGCTTTCTTGGTGCCCTTTTCAACACCAGTAGCAACTGCATCCTCAATTCTTTTTATACTCTTACTATCTATTGGAACAGCACCTTTTACCTGAACTTGTGTACTTACAGACTTATCCGTAATCTTAAATATTTTATCAGCAACAGTATCAAGACGTGATATAGTTTTTATTAGATCCTTGCCACCATCAACTGTACCTTTTCCCTGACCAGAGGCCGACTTTTTAAGACTATCAGCAACTTGTTTAAGCTCACCAAAAAGTTGTAATAGTTCTTTTGCACCTTCTGGAGTAACCTTTTTAGTCTCAACACTCTTCTGTACTATTGAAACTGCTTTATCTAATTTTTCTCCAACATCGCCAACTGTTTTTAAATTACTTGAAAGAGCATCCAGTTTTCTAGCTAAATTAGCATTTTCTTTAACACCAGGAAGTTTAGAAAAACGATCTGTTATAGCTTTAGCAATGTCTGTAGATGCTGCAACTGGGTTCTCTTGAATCGCTTTTTTAGCAGTGACAACTCTACTGGATACAGTACTTCTTAAGCTTTTAGTGGCCTGCTCTAATTCTCCAGATATAGACTTAAATTGTGATGAAAGATCTTGTCCTAGTCGTTTAAGCTCCTTAAATTCAGCTCGTACTTCTTTAGCTTGGGCAAGAGCATCTACGCCCTTTTTAGCTGCCGATATACCACCTACAACGTTCTTACTCTCATAAGCTTTAGCGGCCTCTTTACTAGCATCTACTGTTTTCTCTGTTAGAGTTTTAATAGCATTTACTGTAATATTTAATTGTGTAACAATCCTACCTAAATCAGAGGAAAACTTTTTAGAAACTATCTCTGATATACCTTCAGAGGCACGTTGTCTATATCTTGGATCTATATTTACATTATATTTCTTGGCTTGTTCAGAAAACACCTTTAATGTTTTATCCGTTTGTTCTTTAACAGCAGATTTAACTGCTCTCTGAAAATCATCTGGGGACATATTCTTGTCCATCTGCTTCATCAAACGATCAATCAAAGTAGAGGTGTTCTTATCCATTTTGGCAAGAAGGTCCTGAAGAAGTTTTTCGAACCCCTTATTACTACTAGCAGAAGCAGGCCCACCACTAGCTCTAGCGGAATCTCTTATCCCTTTTTCCAAAGCATTACGGACAGACTTCTCCATACCCTTTATAAGGGGTCTAAGTGCCTTTTCTGTTACTGTAGCTAATTGTTTATTACCCGATAAGGTAGGAGATGTGGTATTACCATCTGTTCGGGGTATAATATTGATGTCGATGTTATCAGCCAAGATAAGCTCCTCCTATAAGATTGTTAAAACCCTTTTACCTACTACTATCTTCGCCTAGCCTTCTTCCTAATGTCCGTCTTATCCTTTATTCTTTGTGCTTCTCTTGGTTTATCGTATTTGATGTCTTCGTATAATTCGTTAGATTTGGTTACAATAACCTCTTCTTGATCAAATGCGGATAGGCGCCCACTGTTCTTCCGTTTTGCTTTCCTCGCCATCGATTCCTTTTGTCTCTCATCATAGAAAGAATCCATATATGCATCCAAGGATTCATCATCATCTATAATGGTATCTGGGGGCCTGTCTTCAGGTAGCAATTCATATACCTGTTGGTAATAGTTGGACCAAAAAGTTAAGTTTAGCATATCTGTTGTATAATCTGTAGTAGGTCTTCCGAATAATGGATCTGCTACCTTACTACTGGTTATATAACGAATTCGCCAGAGATTGCTACGAGCAATATATCTTATAACACTCGTATTAATCCCATTATAAAATGCCATAAATTTTGTCAATAACTCGTTTTTTAATTCTAAATCTGTTCCCTTTAAATATTCTTTATAAGAACCCCAAAGCAAATTTCCGTTCTTATAAACACAGGCAGAACATAAAAAATTATATCGATCCTCTTCTGCTTTTGTTTCAGCAGACATTAAAAGTTTAGATAACTCTTTTTCTTTTATGGAAAAAATCTCATCTTCAATTTCTGATATAATTTTTTTTATTCTATCCTGATTAGCTTTGACTCTCGTGGTCTTACCCAATAAGATCTTTTGTGCTTCTAACTTGCCCTCTAATCTCGTTAAAACTATTTGCTCTTCGTCAGATATTATATTACGTTCTTTAATGAGTTCTTCTAGTTTTTCACGCGGAAGGAGGCCTTCATCAACAGCCTCCTTATATGCGTTTTGGTATACTATGTCCCCGCGCATTTTTATCAAATTTGTGGGTTGTTCAAATATAAATGCAACACCATCTACAAATGTAATCATCTTGCCTAACATGATTATATTTAGATATTTATCAAATTCTTCTTGAGATAAATCCATGTCTATTTCTTAACGGAACTCTTTTTCTTAGTAGCTGTTTTCTTTTTAGTAGCCGGTCTCTTTTTAGGTTTGGCTTTCTTCTCTTCTTCTTTTTGAAGTGCCTCTGCTAATTTAATAGCTTTGTCGGCTTCAGCGAGTGCTTCTTTCTGCACCTCCTGCATAGCAACTGCTTCCGGTGTCTTTTCCAAGAAGTCTGAATCAAGGCCTTGTAGATACAACATTACCTCAAACCTTGCTCTAGTAGCTAATCCTTGTGTTTTTTCTGTTAAATAATTATCATAGGAATCCCAAATCTTAATACCCTCTTTATCTTGAACCATACATGATGTTAAATACTCCAACCGTGCATCATCAGCAAGATTTTCACATGTATTTGACATTGGGCCATTCAAGCGTTGATTCCATTGGAATAATTCTTCTCTTGCATTGGCTACTACTACAGAAAGTTCTCTCTTTTCTTCGCTACTACTAGCATCTTCGAGTTCCAAAATAGCATTATTTAAATTCTCTGCTAACTCTTGTGCCCTTTGTTCAAATTCAGGACCAATGATGCCCCTTCGCATCAAAATATCCATCATTTCAGCACTAGTAGTAATACCTTCAACTAGACTATTAGTATATACTTTACTATACTGCCAGTCAGCACCTCTAATAGCTTCCGCATCAGGTGGTGCAATATAATAATTTGTCTCTTCATCGGGTCCTATAAAAACACGTCTATCATCCTTTTTTTCATCTACCATGACAATACCCTCCTATACCATTTCCTATTCTATTTTTTTCCAACTTCTATAATATCTTCAGAAGTTGCCTTGAATTCAACATCATAATGTTTCAACTCTGTTTTTAGATTTCTGATACAGTTGTTCCCAACACGTAGAATCTTAGATCTAAGTGCCTTATAAACATCTGCTGTTGGAACTGCAATCTGTGCATAATCTAAAATCTGTTCAAACATAGATGTGACTTCTGATTCTATTGATTTATTGAACTTTTCCACACTCTTGTCGTTTCCAGCCATGACCTATAAACCTCCTAATTATTAGTGAACAGGTGGAATAAACCACCTGTTCACTCCTTTTTAACTTAATTAGCCATTACGTCTAACTTTGTTTCCACTAGTGATATTACCAATAGAGACACCACCCTTAACCATATACAAGTCATTAGTTGACCTGAAACCAAATGTCTGGGTCATATTAGCACCCATATCAAGAGTATTTCCTTCATCAGTAATTTTCAAATGCTCTACAATAACAGTCTTTAGTGGTCGTTCTACTTCACCAGCAGCGGCATATGTTCCCATAGTGCCATCTGCCCAGTAATTCTGACCAATAAGATCACTACCAGACGCAATACGTCTATTACCACCAGTTCCACCTGCTTCTTCATCAGTTTGTGCGAACACCTTAACTACTAGTTTCAAATCATCAGCAGCCATAAGGTCAGTCAAACCAATGTCATCAAGTGAACCTGCACCAAATTCAGCAAGTTTATCAGCAAACATTGACCAGTTCTCAAGATCACCCATGGTAGAATCTACCGTAACCGTAATAGGAATAGGCAGAGTCAGTGGACGATCGTAAGGACCTAGATGGCCAAGTTCTGATAGAGGCTCACGAGTTAGATCGGATGTAATTGTACATCCAGTCAATCTCCAAGCATTTTGATAATCAGTATCTGCATCAGATACGATGTAAACTTCTACCTGACCCTGTCTAATAGCACCAATCATATCTGGTCTATCGGCAGCATCCAGGATTTCAAAATACTTACCAGTAGCAGATGTACCATACTCATCAGCGGCGTAGAGAATTTCTACTCTATCACCAGCAGCCGGAGCATTTGCACCAGTAGGCAAGAACACCCTGTGTCCAGTAGAATTGTATACATAAGTATCAACAGCTGCAGCACTTCCTGCTACGATTTCAATATTAGTAACTTCGGTAGCACTAACATCGTACCACGTAACAGCAGGGGCACCATCATCTGATTTTCTCAAAAAGGCGAGTGTGCTGTCAGACAGTGTAGGAATAGTAGCACTGCCGCCAAGACTCAAGTCAATATAACCATTAGAAATATCTGTACCAGATAGGGTAACAGCATCCATGGTTACAAAACGACCTGCATTCAAAAGCCATTTCTTCATATCAGTTTCTGCGCCGTAATTCTCAGTTGCGTTAGCACCTGTCGTATATCCAAGTTCCAAACTATTAACATAGACTTCGTCTAGGAAAAGTGTTTGGTCGATATTAGGATCTAGTGTTCCAAGAGAACATTCATCCTGAACTGGTGCCCACAATGTAACACCCGGTAGGTTACCACATACAACGGCGAAGTCGGCAAGACTTACACCATGTAGATAAGTACCGGTGCCAGCATTAGCATTGTCTACTACTTCCAAGTTTGCATTGGAATCATTAGCAGTAGCATCCATTGCCAGCTTGACTGCTGGTAGCTGAGCCAGCGTACCCACAGTCTTGACATCTCCAAATTCATTGGTATTCAGTGTTACTGCAACAGCAGGAACATCATCTACCACATCTACAATATCTAGATGGCCGAGTTCGAAGATATCTTCTGACGTAAAGGTAGTAGTGGATCCAAGAGATTGAACTCTATAAAGGATCTCACCATTACACCACACGCTCTGAGATGCGTAAATTATTCTATTTCTAGCCATATTACTCAATCCTCCTATTTTATCCTTATCAGAAAAAATAATCAGGTTGGTCTTGATACCTATACTAATACATTATCACATTTTTAACAGCTGAGGCGAGCCAAAAAATATGTGATTCCTTGTCCCTATGAATAAGTATAAGATATCAAATCAAAGCTTACTTTAGCTCTGTAAGCATTGAGATCGCTCATAACTTCTTCTCTGTTTCTTGATAATATTGGCGGTTGTCCAATATTACGAGCACTAACCTTATCAAACTCTAAATTACCTATAACATTTTTATTACTTGTTCTATCAAATAGAGAGGTTAGTTTATTATTATTATTTTTTCTTCCATAAAATGTCCCATCGTATTCTAATACGTCTCCCAGTGGGAAATCATACAAAGGACAGCTCTTTAAATACAGTCCGTCAAATAATGCTTCTACTACATCTTTTCTTTCGGCAGAACTTGATCCAAACACATGCAAATCTACCCTTCTAAATACTTTTTTACCAGCTCCTAACTGGTATCCGGTTTTATCAGTACCAAATATGTCTATTACAACTATTGGTGGATTAGCAGATTGAACCGTCTCCCACTCATCTACAGTACTAACATAAAACCAGTGATATGATACATATGCTGGCTTTAGAGTGGCATCATCTGTTACTATTCTACCATCTATATAGTCTATCATATATGAAGTACCACTTATAACATTGAAATCGGAGTCGTATACTATAACCATTTCAGATTGTTCTGGTGTTCCTGAAACGGGCAAACCATCAGCACGTGTACCAGATACTATTGTATATGGTTGACAGGGTGTTGTTGAAGTGCCTGATACTGTATCAAAATATACCCATCCTCTACCTCTTTCTATTGGGTTGGGAAAAGCATTTGTTTCAGCAGCATATACTAAAACATTAGTTAAAGGATCAGCATCATTATCTACACTGGATAATTTGGGAATATAAGTAAGGGGAATCATCTCATCAAACTCTATAAAATTGAGTAATACTACCTCTTTAATATAGTGGTATAAACTTAAATCCTCTTTTCTCATACTGCTCATTTCATAACTCATTACCTAACTCCCTTGTTATAGTAAGATTCGAATTTACTCTTTGCTTGTTTTATTGCTTTCATAGACCAAGCTTTTATATTATTTTTTGCGTAATTTTCAACTCCATCAAACAAATCTATTGGGGCCGAATTGGAAAAAGCATATGGTTCTAAATAATCAGCGCCAAAAGTGTTTAATATGTCATCCATAAGTGGGTCATCTTCGCGCACAAGGTAAAAATTATCTCTAAAATTAGGAGGCGTGTATCCCAAAGCCTCATAGTCTTCCCTACTTATAATAAAATAGTAACCTACCATACCCTCTATAATATGTTTCAAAAACTTTAGATCACCACTAAAATCAAATTTTTCAATGTCTGGTATAATAAATTTTACTCTAGCAACAGCGTCTTTAGTGAACTCAAAGTTATTTAATCTTTCCTCAAACTCTTCAAAATAATCTTCAGGACGAGCCATTTGACCTTTTGGTACTAAACCTATTAGTCTATTACTATAGTTGTCTAATATAATCGCCTTCACCCCTGGAACAGCATCTTCTTTAAACACACTATCCAATTCATTCTTTATTAGATCCACCAACGATTTTATGTCTTTTATCTTCAATTAGTAATCCTTTACAACATCTCCATCAGTTTTATCAAATTTATGAGAAGTGTATGCTGTGATTATAAGAACTGCTTCATTGCCAAGTCCTCTTAACAAAGGTGGTCTGGATAGTCTACAATCTATTCCATCTACAACAATACTTACACAGTCTTTCATGAGATCATAGTTTCTGGGATGAATCTTTAGTTCTACTGTGGTTGTTCCATCACCGCCAGCAGGCACATACACACCATCATTTCCGGCGATCCTAGAACCTGGATTCCATATAATCAACGCATTGACCCAACGTCTACGTTTGGTCTCTAAATATCCTCTACCATTACAAACAGGACATCTGCCTTTCAGAAAATACTTGTATCTGACTGTTGCATTACCAGCAGCCTCCCACTCGTTTTGTTTGTCCCTAGCCTCCACTGGAGTCCATTTACATTTTCCGGTAGAAGAACTAGTGAGTTTATCATAAAAACAATTAGGGCATTCACTGATAGCAGGTTTCATATAAACTAATACTTCTCTGCTGAGATCACCAATTACATTCCTAATAGTTTTCTTAAACTTTTCCCTAGTCTTTTTACTAATGCGTTTTCTTCTCATTTTAGCTCCCAGAAGTATTAGTCAATAAGAACACCAGTTATTCCACCTAGAATAAGAGACTTAACTAGATCATCAAGTTTCTTCTTAAGCCCATCTAATAATTTACGACGCACATCCAATCCTGGTGTGGGATTATACTTACTCCCCTCGTCCGCCACCAGAGCCCCGTCCTCATTTGCGTCTAACAACAATTCTGATCTTACTATATCTACAGCAGCTGCTAGTATATATGCTTCTATAGTAGCAGTTGTGGTAGTAAGACCTGCTGGTGGTGGAGTGCTTTCATACACTGCCATAATCTGTCTATCACTATTTCTAAAGGTGTAATACCACACATCTACCGCATAAGTTACACCACTAATAGTAACTGGTTGTGTAATATCCTCTTGAAATGCCAAATATCTATAACCATTAATTGTAGGATTACCAATATCTGTAAACTGTTTACCATTCATAGTAATAGATACAGGCCATCCTTTCTCTTCTATCAAATAAGTAGTTCCATTCGCCATTATAGAAGCGCTGGCGGATTCTCCTACCTCTCTATTTAGTCCTTTAGGATCACCTATAAGAACTCTAATACGATCTATTATCATTTGGTCTGAACTACCATAATCTATTTCCGGCGGAAAAAGAGGATTATAATAAAGATCTCCAGGCTCACCCAATATAGGATCAGTCCAACCACTGTAGACACTGCTATCTGTAGATGACATATATCTTGAAGAATACCAATTTGTAGCCATACCATTTGCATCATATGCATAATATTTAGATTGTCCTGATGCTAACTGAATAGGAACATTAGATCCAGTTCCACTTACAGCAGTCCAGTCAGTAAGGGCAACCATATCACCTACTGGTGTATCCGGTTGTGCTTCAGTACCAGTATATCTTATTACTTCTACCTGGTCGTAAATCCTTAATACAGTATCTACATTATCTACAGTAAAATTTAAGGAAATCATTTATTTACCTCCATTATATATTCCTTGGTCCTGGAAATGTGTTTATGGTGCTCACACATGGTTTTATATCATAACTACCCCTCATATGAGGTTTAAGTACTTCATTAACTGTAATACTCATCTTGCCTATTTCATGTCCAACTATATCCGGCTCACACACTGCCACTTCAATACCAGAAGCAGTGGGACAAACTTCAGTAATATAGATTATTTCATCATCTGTAGTAGTAGCACCAGTACCATAGATATAACCATCTATTTTATACCAGCCTTCAGAAGTAAAACACAGCTTCTTATGGTTTTGATCTATATTTACAGGGCTATTCCATATATCAACCCACGGTCCTACCTCGGTAGTACCTGAAGCAATAGTCCAACTATAATCACTTATGGAACCATCATCTGATGTTCCTATCAGATCTAAAATATAATAACAATCTTCTGTCGAAATAGAAACCGTGGTTTCAAATACAACTGCCTTTTCATAACAACTATATCGTGTTTCCCAGCCGTCACTCCAAGAAGCACACAGTTTAACTAAACAAGCTACTGTTGTAGGTATGCGCTCTAATTCGTAACTATGTGGTTTATCTGTCTCGCTATTAGTTATAGTATCATCAGTCCAGGTCCAATCATACTCTGTACAATCTGGCAGACCCAAACCTACTCTACTTGTACTTGTAGAAGTGTTTACAAACTTTACACCGGAAGCCATTATGGCCTGCGCGGGAACCTGATTAAAAGAGACACTTGGGCCAGTAAATCTTCTTTGATTATAAGCCTCACTATAATTCATAGTTTGTGTATCGAATCCATCCCACCAACTTATAAGAATGGATACATTGTGACTACCTGGGTTTGTAAATGCCCCGGATGTCGCACTCTGTCCACACCAATCTGTCCCAATACCACTGGTATGTGGCACAGTATCATCTCTTCCTACATCTGCTAAAGTATTTGTATTACCATATGAGCCACTATCTCCTACAACCCATGCTATACTACTGATGGTATTATCAACGTCCGTTCCAGTGTATCTGAAGGACACTGGTTCGTTAGGATCGGGATCAGCTGGAATCATTATTATATTGGGTACTGGTGGATTATTATAAATTCTTATTGAATCCGTTCCGGTGACCGTACAACCACACTCATCCTCTATCACCAACTCGACATCATAATCACCACTGGCAGACCAGCTGTGTGTTCCATTGGTTGTACCTGGTTGATTATTGTCCTGATGACTGTCGCCCCAATCGTAATCCGAGTTATTCACGGAGTTGGCTGTCATTAGAGTAGTATACCATGTGTTTCTTTGGTACATATTAGTGCCCATAAAATCCCACTGATGTTGATCACTACTATTATTAGCAGCGGTTATATTATGATCTACTAAACCAGTACCTTGTAGCGCCCAATTTAAATTTGGACAATAATTAGATTTCACTTGCACTTGTGTAGTGTATGTGCTGGATCCATCTAATACTATTCTAAAACAAGACCATTCCACTAAAGAAGAACAAGCATCCATTCTATCAGACGAAGCGGGGGACCAAAATACTATTATTATCACATCGCCGTTAGATGCAGAACCATCCTGTGTCAACCAATCACCATCGCCTAAATTAACAGAATAGTACCCAGTGGCTTCAACTACTCTTGTATTATTCCATTTAGAATTGGAAGAACCAGAGTTGGCTTTATAGAAATATGCTTGGTATGATACGTCAGAAGCACTCAAAGAGTTATCTTCCTTATACACAAAACCATCTATAGTGACATTCAATGCCATTTATTGTTCTCCCCATGTAATTAAATACGGTGGACTTGCACCAATTATTTTTATCCAGAAACCTGAAATTTCTTTATTCGGGCCATCATCATACACCAACTGAAAATTATGAGGACTTGATTCAGGAGTACTACCCACAACATAAGACCAGAAAAACTGGTTATCTCCTAAATATGTATTGGCTACCTCCACCACATCAGCTCCATAAATATCAGTTATTTGATCTAAAACATAGTTCTTAAATTTAGCTCTTGTGGTATCATGCACATGCTCATGTGTGGTAGAATCCCAATAACCGTACTGAATAGGAACGGCTATAAGCTGCCACCCCTCTTCCAGTTCAATAGATCCATACCCGCCAATACCGCTTGAAGTGGTATCACAAGGCCATAGCTGGTAACCTGCAGATGCTATGTAACGAATATCGACCACTATTTAGCCTCCAACATCCTAGCTTTACGTTCAGCCCAAATTTTTCTCATTCGGGCTTTAGTCTCTTCAGAATGTTTTTTACCATAGAATGGATTATTACTACCCGTAAATGCTTTCGATAATTTTTCTTTATGTCCATCAGATAAATGTTTCCCATAAAAAGGATTATTCTTGCCAATTTTGGCTAAAGAACATTTTAATCTAGTAGCTTCTGTATGTCGTTTACCACTATGAGCTTCAGACATCTTCATTCTAGTTTCTTCTGAAACAGGTTTTCTATATGTCCAAGATTTTTTCATTTTTTCCTTAAAAGACTCCTTATGGTGCCGTCCATACCACGGATGATTCTTTTTATCTTTATATCTATTTTTATTAAACTGCGATATACGGTTCTTTGAATCATCCGACATAGTGTTACCATAATTAGGATTCAACTTCCCGGCTTGGCAACTTACGTTATAACACATATTATAACCCTCTCTCAAAGAATTATATTGTATTATATAGTGAAGTTCCATTTCAGAAAGTTCTTCAAGTGTATCACAAACCTCTAAAACTTCCCAAATAAAATTATCGATACCGTATTTTCTAATAGCACGATGAAAAACGGAATTATACCTATCTGTACTTGCATCACTAATATGACATCTCTTTCTATTATCTAACCCACAGGTAGTTTGACCAATATATGATTTCCCATTAACTTTATTTGTAACCTTATATATTATCCCAAAACTTTCCATTAAAACGGGCCTCCCATCTTGTATGGAACTTCATTATCCATGGTCTTATACCAGGCGTAAGTTGTGCCTGACACTGTACTCGTAGTCCAATCTAACATAGTATCTGATTTTATCTTCGTAATAATATAGTCAGTCTTGTTCATAGGAACCTTTCTAACTGTCTGTGATACTGTAGGAATAGCATTTGATCTTGGAACATCTTCTACTGAAATGTTGTAGTGTCTATTCTGTTTCACCAACTGGTAAATATTCTCATCATTTATCCTAACCTCTTCTGTACCAGGCAGAAAACCAGAAGATGTTGTGTAAATTACATATTCACCAGCATTAGGAATGGCTAAATCAGTTGTATAAATACCAGGCTCTACCAATGACTCACTTAATGTACCAGACATAGGAGGAGATAGTACATTATCATCGATATCACGTACATCATAATATACTATTTTATTAGGGGCTACAGCTTCAGCCGCCTCATCTACTAATGCTACTGATATTGGAAATCGTTCGTTAATGTCTGCACGAATCACGGTTCTTCTCCTCTATACGCCTAGTTTCCAACCATAAGTACTATTATAATATACTAACATAAAGTTTGCATCATCCGAATCAATAAATAATGGATCAATGGATCCTAATATTTTCTCTCCAGCACCAGAAACAGTAACATGGTGTGTGGCACAATTTCCAGCGCCATCAATAAACTTTACTTTATTCCCTAATGATGGTGATGAAGGTAGTGTAACAGAAAGCCCGGAGACAGTGGAATCCAGTATCAAGTTATCACCGGCAGAAGCAGTATAATCAGAAGATACCTCCATCCAAGTTTCAGCATCAGAGTTTACCGAAGAAAATTCTAAACCATCTACAGAAGAGGTAACTCTAACATATCTACCAGCATGTCCACTATAGGTGGTTGGAACATCTTCATTATTTATAAAATAATGTGATGTCTCATTATCATGCTCGTAGGGAGATAAAAATTCAGAGTCTTTAACTTGGTCTTCTCTTATCTCACTTCTGGCCATAACAGTCTCCTATTTCTTTTTCGTCCAGATCATGTCGAACAAAGTGTCACATTGTTTAAAATGATCTGGTATAATAAACTTTTCATAAAAATATACTTCTTTTACTTTATATCCTATACAATTGTCTACAAATTCTGTACAATAAAACCGTTTTGGTGATGTGTAGTCGAAATTATAATCATACTCAATACCATTGATTTGGAATTGATATGCCTTATCAATAGCTTCTGGTATAACGTCTTTTAAATGCTCTTTCAAACGAAGTATCATTATATTATCACATCGCATAAATGTCAGTATATCTTCATTCGTTATACCGTCACCTAACATATGAATGACCCTATCTTCTCCAACATAAAGTGCTGAATGTGACCAGTAACCTTTTATGGTTACACTTCCTAAATAATGATCGTACCTTCTTAAAAGTATGTCACCTGGTTCTAATCGTTCTAAAATCTTTCGTTGATCGTACCCTTTTATCTGATAATGAGATTCACCGGCGAAAATAAAAAACATTGGCCAGCCATAGATTCTTATATCAGCAACCCATGCCACAACTCTTGCCTTAATTTTGTACAGTATATTCATCATAGTTAACACCCTTTATACGTTTAGTCACAAAAGAATCATTAACAAACTCGGTGTATACTGGCCAATGTACAAACGATCCAGTATTAACATAGTATTTAGTGGGTGAGAGCTTGACTAATTTTTCTTTATGTGTGTGTCCCATAATTATAACGTCATATTCAGAATATCTCTCTGCTGCCTTTTTTTCAATACCAAATACAAGTTCATTGTACTTTTTATGTTGCATTTTAGATGCTACTGAATGGTATAGATCTCTAAGTTTACCATTAAGATTAAAACCAAGACGTTCGGATGCCCATTGGAAGGGAAACAACAACTTTGTCAAAGATAATGTTTTTGTAATCATAAAGTTGAACTCGTGTCCGTGTGTTAGAATAGCTGTTTTATTTCCAAAATCTATGCTATAGTTTAGATATATTG